GGCATCTAACAAGGTTTGTAATTCATTTCTAGTCACTAGGAATGTAGCATTACCTGTTTGAGCATCGCTTAACGTTATCAATTCGGCTTGTGAGGCCAAGAAAGCAAATAATGCACTTTGGGTATCAGTGAGGGTTTGTAACTCGCTAATAGATACTGGGTATGTAGCGTTACCCGTTTGGGCATCGGTTAGGTCAAAAGATTCTGTTTGATCGACTGAAAATGCAGCACCGCCTAATGTATCAAACGGGGATTGCGAAAAGGCAACTAATCCAAACACTTAGAGTACAACCCAACGAGAACCTGAGCTAACAGTCACAGTAATACCACTATTTATTGTCATTGGGCCTGCAGACATAGCACAATCCCCAGAAGCAATTGTATAGCTCACTGCTACAGTCTTGCTATTAACCACAATGCCGTTAGAAGCTCTAATCTGTGGAGCGCTTGCCGTATTTGTTTTATCACTATCTTGATATACAGACTTACCCGCTGGATAGGTTACAAAGACGTCTTTTGAGCCAGCAGAGAAACTAACAAGTGAGCCACCATTAGATGACGATAAAACAGTAGTACGGGAAAGCGTAGTCCCACTAGAGGTGTACGTCCCAATACCAACTTCCCACTCATTGGTGCCTAAACCCGCAATCGTGTAATAAGTAACATTTCCATTGCCAATAACAGCAAAAGACTGAAAGCCTGTAGTGGCTCCAGCAAGCGTGATTGTCCCCGTACCAGTAGTGGTCGTAGTCTCTCTAACACGATCTGCGAGTACTAAACTCATAAGTTAGTACCTATTAAGCAGCGGTTGCGGTATATGTAACGCTAAGAGTATCACCAGAAGTAACTGTTTTAGAACCAGCGGTAAAGTCACCAGCTGAGAACAAAGTACCTGTAGTGTCATCTTTAGTAGCAGAACCACCGATGTTAATAAAACAACCAGCGACTGTACCAGAGCCTGTAATAGCAAAAGTAACCGCAGAAGAAGTAGCTTTAGCACCACCAGACGCAGGTCCAAATACAGGTGTAAGACGGCTACCAGAGTAAGTAGGAGCATTAGAGCCACCAACTTCTAACCAGCTTGCATGACTAGCTTGAGTATCGGCTGCAATAGCAGTACCAGTACCTTTTAAGCCCATAACTACCGCACCAGCTGCAGAGTTACCAAGGATTGTGTCCATAGTCTCGTTCTTGCCGACTGTAGTAACTACGTTATGGATATCATCTTTCCATTGCAACGCCCCATTGTTAAAACACTCTACTGTGTAGTAGCCAGCAATACTGGTAACTTCTTCATGACTTGCACCACGAGTAACAGATGCACTGCACATATCTGCCATTTGTACTAAATCTTTCATAATTGCTCCTAATTCAATCTAAGTATGGCGCTTGTTGCATTCGCCGTTGGGAAAGTAACTGTAAATACTCCAGCTGCTGTTGGTACCTTATCTGAGCCAAAGTCTAATACAAAAACGGCTGGATTTGTTAATCCGTCTGCTAAGTATACCAAAGCTCCACGCGCAGTGAAAGAGGCACCTGTCCAAATAGCTGGGTCAAACGATATATAAGCAGTTGTTTCACTAGATGTAGGTACCTGAGAGATAGTCAATACTTCACCACCTGTTGTGTACCCACCGCCAGAAACTTCGCTATCTACTATATATGAGGTTGTGTTGGAGTCTAAGTTAGCAAACCCGGTATACAAGGCTATCTTAAACACCTGAGTTGTGCCTGTACCAAAGTTAAACTGGCCATTTAAAAGACCGACTTTATAGGAGGTAACTGCGCCTTGTAGGATACTCATAATACAGGTACCCTAACCTGGCCATCACGGTACGCAGAGCGTCTTTCTTTGCCATCACCAAGTACTTTAAGGAGGGCTAATGACTCTTGATACATCTTCTCGTAGTAAGCAACCATATCCTGCTCACCCTTTTGGAAAATAACTGCTTCACGTATAGCACCATAAAGAAGGGCTGTTTCCATGTTAGTACCGAGCCAGCTTGTACCTTCTGGGTTATTAGTTTCAGACACAGTAATTGCAAAGCTTGTACCAGTACCACCGATAGACAGCGGAGCAGCAGAAACTATATCCCCAACTAAGTAGCCTACACCACCATCTTGGATTGCCACAGCTGTAATAGTATTACCAACCACAGTAATGTCAGCAGTTAGGTTACTTCCTGAACCACCAGTCATAGGAACATCTTGATATATTCCGTCGGCATAACCACTTCCACCAAAGAGACTGCCTAAGTTTGTAACAATACCCTGCACAATAGATGGCGGATAATAGTATTGGTGTAGCTCAACTTGGTAGTCTTGGTCTGGGGTAGGGCCCATAATTAAAGTGTACGGGGCGAACTGACCAAAGTATTGTGGAACTGCTTGTGCTGTTGGGTCTGGGTAAGCTTGGCGAATAAAGTTAACGTCTTTATCTAACAGGAACGTCTGAGCCTGGGTTACAGGGTCAATAACTGCTAATGAAAATGTAGCTAGATAGTCTGTTGGAAGCGTTAAGTACTTGTTCCCAGTGGCTAAATACCCCGTTATATTCCTACGAATTGCAGGTAACTGTACGGTGTTGTAAATACGTTCTTCTGCAGCTTGAACAAAGACAGGGATATTCGCAACAAAGTTTGGCTCTGTTGTTTCTAGGTAACTCTGTATTGCTTGACTAAGCTGGTAGTAGTTCATATCTTATTATGCCATTGGTCCACGAGCGATACGGCCTTTAGTTGCTGCGCCATTACCACGAGTCTCTAGACCTGTAGTTTTAGTTTCTGGCTGGCTCTTAAAGATGTTCCCAATAGATGGGCGCAGTTCGTCAATTTCTTTACCAGGCTTAACTACAGCATCTTTTACGTTTATATCATTACCACTCATAGTGTGTGGCTTTGCGTAGACTTCTGCAGGTTTGTTATTAATAGCCATGATTAACGTCCTTTGCCTTTTAGGCCTGTAGAACCAAACTGGTTAATTAACTTATCACGGTTACGACCGTTTTCAAGCATGGCTTCATTGGTCTTACCGCCAGGACCTTTTTTACCTTTTTGAATAGCCGCACTACTACCGCCATTACCAAAGTTCTTAGTTTGGGTCTTACCCTTACTTTCAATACCGTTACCTTTTGCCATGAGTGGCTCCTTAATTTATTGTTACTGTACCAATCTGTACTGCTACTACTAAAGTATTTGATGTTTCATTAAAGTCATATCTCATTCCAACTGGGTTCCAGCCCCACTGTATCTGACGACTACCACCACTAGGAAAACCATTTGCATCTGTCCCAGACTGGTAATAACTATTATCTCGTCTTGGTTCCCGTACAGCTTGTGGGTCATTAACCGGGTACATCCCTAATTGTAACTGAGGCTGGTCCATTTCCCAACACTCTGGACATACTTTAATGTTAACGTTCTTTGTCTTAATTGTTAGCTTTTTGAGCTGTACAAGTTTAAATCTAAACCCACACCTATCGCACTCGGCAATAGAAAACCGACCAGAAGCGAACTGGGTAGTCATTATCTATTACCTATAAACATTTGACGAGGTATAAACCTTATCGGAGCCTTCTCTCTGTCTTCATCACAAGCTAACTGCAACTGCTGCTCATAGTCTGCCTTTAACCCTGTAACTCTTTGGATATCCACATTAGGCAATTTTAGAGACAAGTAATAAGCTAGTCCAGCCACCATGCAGTTCAAGAAACGGAAAGGAATATCCTGCGTATTAATACCACCACCAGCATCTTGGATACGACGCATACGCCAGTATACAAAGACGTAATAAGGGTTCTCAAGCGTTCCTTGGTCTGGGGTAGGCCATACTGTAATCTTAGGGCTATCGACGCCTGTAGTAGGTTTTGTGCCATTTGGGCCAGGTAATGGGTATGTAGCCCCCGTCATACGCTGAATCCATACTTGAATAGGACGACTTTGGCTTAGCTTATTTGGAATAGTCGCATAGGTAGAAACACTAATACGGCTAATAGTAATATCGGTCTGGTTGTTAATCTGCCCAGAGTTTGTACGGATTTGCTGGTCTAGTAGGTCAATTGTGTCTATTGGTAAGTCATAGGTGTTTTGACCTTTAACAAGCGGAATCTCTCCCTGCTCAATAGTCCACATATTAATACCGCGATTAGACCACTCAACCGTCAATAAGTTTAGACTACGAATAGCAGTCTTTAGGTCATATCCAGAACGTAGCTCAGCACCGCACCGCTCAAAGGCCTCTTCAACTAGGTCCGTGACTTGTAGGTTAAATGCTGATGAACCGGAAGTAGCCATTACTTAGCCTTTTTAATTGTCTTTTTTGCAACAGGTTTTTTAGCAACTACTTTTTTAGCAGTGGCTTTAGGTACTATCACTTTTTTAGCCTTAGGGCGTGGTTCAAAGTCTTCACTAAATGTAGGTAATGGCCAAGCGGCTTCAATAGCCCGTTGTTCTTTGTTGTCGTCAAACTTACTAAGACACCATTTTAAAGCTTTTACGATTAGTTGTTTCATTATACTTTCCTGTAGGACTTAACTTTTTCTTTAATGCTTTTAGGCTGGGCTTATAGCACCCATACCGCGGCTAGCTTTCATGCCCTTGTTTTTCCTTTGACGCAGCAGCCATCAGCACGTTTAGATGCAGATGAAACTTTACCGCCTTTTTTCATTGGGGTTGTTGCACGCTCTTTATCTTTTTTGTCCGAAGAAGCGGCTTCTAAAGCATTAATTCTATCGCTTTGCTGTTTAGCCTGGTCCCCAGTAACAAGCTCCATTGCCCTATCTCTAAGGCCTGGAACAGCAGCTCCAAAACCAAGAGCGGTTAAGTTTTTTGCGCCGTCTTTGAGAAAGTCCATATTAAGCCCTTGCTTTACCGTAGCCGCGAGTAGCTAGTTTACCAGCAACCTTACCGCCCTTAGCCTTTTTAACTACTTCTTTAGGAACTTCTTTACTTTCTTTTGGGGTTGCGTTGCCACCTAACATCTTAGCTAACTTACCACCTTCACTAGCCTGCTTGTCGAGGTTCTTTTGAGCAGTTTCGTTTTGCTCTTTAGTGCCCATAATATTTTCTAAGATACCCATGATTAAACCATCCGTCCTTTAGTTTTGCCTTTAGCCTCAATACCGCCGCCTTTGGCCATACAAGTAGCTTTACCGCCCTTTTTCAAGGCTAACTTAGTACCCTTACCACCTTTGTGTTCTTGGGCATCGTGCTGTTTAAAAGCTTTCTTAATCATGGCTTTGTCTTGTGACTTATCCATTTTCATGTCTTCTTTCATGTCGCTCTTAGCCATAATTCCACCTTCTTTAAATGTTTTGCCTTTATCGGCAGTTTCAAAATCTTTACCTACTGATGCAGCTACTCCAACCTTTTTCGCAAACTTAGGGTTATTAGCAACTGCAGCCATAAAG